TCCCAATCAGACGGGCGCCACAGGTAGAAGTCAGCCCCCGAATTAGCCAAGGCCGCCGCCCAATTCTCTTGTTCGAGGGACAGCCTGCCTTTTTCGGTTTTGAGTTCGGCGAAGATGGTGACGCGCAACTTGGGGTGGCTGAGGCACAGGTCCGGGAACCCTTTGCCTGCTGATCGCCACACGCCGTGCCGGGGGCTGTATGGGGGTGTGTGGAACACGAGCCACCCGGCGGCCTTGGCGAGTTTTATGACCTTCTCTTGGAAGATCTTCTCGGACGCGTCCGGGACCCGCTCAGACATCTCGTGGTTCCGTTCGCTCTATCGGTCGCAAATACCTGTAGTACCAATACTCGGCATCGCGGTACGCCTCGTACAGACGTTTGCGTAGTGACTCGATTTCGTCTGCGGCCTCACGGACCGGAATAGTCGCGAGGTCGGGGCATTCACGTAGGCGCACCACAATGTCCTCGTTTTTATGTTGGGCTTTATTCACCACGGGCCTCTTCCAACTGGCGCATGAGGTCGCCCTGTATCGCGCACATGGCGTTGAAGCGTTCCCCAAGTTCAATGATTTGGCGGCGGTCGCGGTCATGTCGCTTGAGGTAGCCGTCAACCTCGGCCTGTGCGATAGCCAGTTTCAGGCGCAACTCCTCGTTCGCGGCCTTGTAGTCCTCAACCTCGCCGTGAAGCCTGTGTGCTGTCGCAGTGAAATTATCAATGACCTTCCGGGCTTGGGCCAGTTCGTGACGTGTGCGTACAAGTTCTTCCCACACGTCGTCAAGGTGATCGCGCTTAGTGCCTTTATCCGGCATTAGAACGGCTCCTCCCCGTCATCCTCGACGGGCTCCAAGCCCGCCTTCAATGCGGTGATGTAATCAGAAGCCTGTTGCTTCGAGAACCCATTCAGGCCCGCAGGGGCAGGCTTGCCCGCCGAACGGCACAACGCCTTGATCATCCCAATCTGCTTCTCTGAAGCCGCGCCCTGCAGGTTCTGCGGGGGTGAGGACGGGCCGCGCTGCACCTTGGACATTTCCTCCCGGCTTGGACGCTTAGACGGGTCCGAACCAGCCAGACCCGCATTAGCCAAGGCACGTCCGACGGACGAACTTTCCGCATTTTCCAAATGAGACGTCTTATTGACATTGCCCTGCCCTCGGATCTCCTCAGCCCACCCGGTCGAAATGAGCACGTTATCCACCCACAGTTCCGCACGGAACACGCAGATGTCGTCGCCGGGTTGGGACACGAGGTGCGTGATGACGCGGGGCTGTCCGTTGAAGTCTCGGTCCAGCCAGCGGGCCAGTCTTTCAGCAACTGTCTCATAGTTCTCAAGCATGGTGGATCTGTGTCTCCAGCCTTCGGACCTCGGCTGACAGTTCCGCCATCTGCTTGTTGAACATGGCCTCGAACTCGGTGAGGGTGGCAGCCGCCAACCGCATCAGTTCGCCGTCATCGGTCGGGCCGAACGCGTCCAGCATCTCGCCGCGCATCTTCAGTTGCGCCGCAAGGCTGGCGATCGAGGTGACGTGCACCGCCATCACCACCACCGCCTTGACCGGGCGCCCTGCAGCCCCCACATGATCGCTGCGCCCCAAAAGGCACCGAACAAAAACCACGGATCCATTAGCAACCCCTTTTCCATTTCTGAACCCTCGGGTGAGGGCTCTGGCACAGGATGATACGGAGACGGTGTGTGTTTTTCAAGCATCCCCACCCCCACGGCCCTACGGGCCATTGCTTGCGCCCGTTTTCTGTGTGCCCGAAGAACGCCACCCGGTCAACTATGCGGGCCTGCTGGGCGAACGTCAAAGTGTGGGCCCGGCTGGAATGGGTGTGTGCGTACAGGTTGAACACGTGCTTGGTCATTCCGAACGCGGTGACATAGGTGCGGGTCCGGTGCTTGGTGTTCATGCCCGTCTCACAGCGCGCCAGCCCCTCGTACCACTCTCTAGGCAGGGGATGGTTCCAACTCGCCTCTACGGGGCTTACAGGCCCCAATCCGGCGATTATGGCGGTCAGCCCTAAGGCCACCGCGCGGCGCCTAATCGGTCAGCCCCCGGTTCGAGGGATGCTTTGCGATGCTCTCAGCGCGTCGGAGAGTTTCTGTACAAGATGCACAAGTATGTCCGTCTCGGCTTCCCCCCTCGCCACGGTTCTCGTGAGAAACGTAATCAGCCAAGAGATCTCGTTGGAGTCCATACACCATCCCGCACAGTTCACAGAGCGGCAGAGCGTACACATTGCTGTCGGTCATAGATACCCCTTTCATTCGGTGAGGGTAACTGCTATGGGCCCACTTGTGGTGGATGGCGGCTCAACCCGGGCGGACACGGTAAAGGGGGGAACCTGCCGCCCGGGGAGCCTCGGCCTGTGGAGTAGCCGTGTCAGGAATCTAACGCAGATTCGACACAACACAAAACAGTGATTTTGCGGATCATTGCGGACGGGATGTGGAACGGGTGGATGCCGTCGCGCCCGGACAGCGTCTGCCATACGGTCACGTGTTCCGCCTTGTATGAGGGCTGTTCCCGATCCACATAGAACCCGACAGTGTGCACCAGCACCTCGCCGTCGTCCACGTAATCGTCCAGTTCCTGCCAGCCGCCGTCCCCGGCGTGAGCGTCCGCCCAAATGACGTGCACAATGTCCATCAGTCCAACCACACCTTGTAGCCCGCCGTCACGCGGCCCGCCTTCGGATCCACGAAGTGCAGGCGTTGGGATGGGGTCGAAGCCGCCGCCAGCATGACGCCAGCGTAGCGGTTGTCTGATTCGGTGCTCCCGGTCTGGAACACGCTGCCTTCCCCGTTAGCCATGGGCCACTCGGCGTGGGTGTGGTAGTGCCCCACATAGACGTCCCGAAACGCCCAGGGGTAGGCGCCGGAGCGCCATCGGTTGGCGTGGTTGACAATGGTCATGGGGCTGGCGAAGCCGTTCCGCCCGATTTCGTCCCCGTGGATCAACAGGGCACGGTATTCGCCTATTTCCACGCGCTGAATGTCCTCCCCGGACACCTCGAACTTGACGCGCGGGTTGTTCTCCAGCAGGGACGCCGCCAGGTAGTAGCACATTCGGTCCACGTTGTCGGACCGGGGGACGTTGTCCCGCTTGGAGCCGATGCGCCCGTGGTTGCCCCATTCGGCGATGACGGTGACTTTGTCGTAGATGCCGAGGGCGGCGGTGACGGTGTCCACGATCAGCCTGGACACGGTGACGTACTGCTCAAACAGGGTGGCGTCAATCTCAAACGCCTGCCCCGGGAAGTTGAACAGCCCCTCGACCATGTCCCCGCCGAACATGATGACGCAGTCCTGCACCGGGTGGTCGGCCCGCTGCACCTCGGTGATCTTGTGGGCCTTGTCCGTGAACCTCAGCACCCGGTCCCGCATAATTTGGCTGTTGTACGTTGTGGTGCGTTTAGCGCCCTGCCAGTCCGTCAGGTGCCACAGGGCCACCTCCGCCCCTTTTCGGGGCTTAGACGGGCTCCTAGGCACCTTAGGGACGCCTCCAAGGGCAAGCATGGCCTGCTTGGCGCCCTCGTAGGCGGCGGCGGTCAGTTCCTCGGTCCGGGCCTTGTGCTTTGCCAACTGGCGTTGGGTAGCAATCAGGGCGCGGCGCACCTCCTCCAGTTCGGCGGCGATGTCGTAGTCACTCACAGCCGCACTCTTTTCGGCGGTGGCGCTGGATGGACTGATGCTTCAGCACGAGGCCCCGCTTGGCGAGCACCCGCTCGATCACGGTGGCGGGCACTATCCCGTCGTTCACGGCCTTGAGCAGGTCGGCGCGGTCCTCGTCGGTCATGGTGTGCGCCAGTTTGTGCACCGGGCACTTGTTGGGTGGCCCCCAATGCTCCAGTTTCAGATCGTCCATGAGTCCCATGTTGTCCCCTTTGCTTGTGGATTACTTGGGCAGAGCCCTGAATACACGCTCCAAGGTAACAGGGTCGTCCGCCATTGTGGGGGAAATCTCAAGGTGGAACCAGCGTCCCCCCTTGCCGATGGTCGGCACCCGGTACGTCTGCCACTTGCCACGGTCGCAGCGCCAGCCCCGCCCGAACCTGCCGTGCAGGTAATCCCCGATGAACTCGACCCCGAGTTGGTCGGCGTGGGCGACGAGCCAGTCCATGACGTACAGCCCGTCGTCCCGGTCCACGTAGTAAATGTCGAGCGCCCGGCCCGTGGCATGGACGGACAGTTGCCCGGGTTTACCTCGACGGTCCCGCACCACCCAGGTACCGAGGCAGCCGAGCCCGTACCTTTTGCGGATCAACTCTTTGAGTTTCTCGGTGCCTTCCCTACGGCCTTTGCTGACGCCGTCCGAGGTACCTGTGTACCCCCGCCTTTTCGTCATGACGCTATTTGCGCCCGATGATGGGCTCGACCGGGTCGCCTTTGCGGGCGGCGATGCCGTTGCCGACTGCGTAACCCACGATCAGGGTGATGACGGGCATTCCGGTAGCGGAGTCAATGGCGCGGACCGCGATGAGGACGGTAAGGCAGATGAGCGCCACGAGCGCAATCAGCGCCTTCGAGGGGTTTTGCAGCATCATGTCATCCCTCGCTGATGAGGACCGTGACGGTCTCGGTCTGTTCGCCAGCGCAGATGGCCCACAGCTCGTCGGCGGGGCCGAGCAGGACGTCATGCTCGCCGAGCGCCTTGTTGAGGCCGTAGCCGTTGCTGGACGTGACAGCGTTGGTGCCGGACAGGTACACGGTGGTGTTGCCGATGGGGGCGATGTGGACGGTGCGGTGCCCGACCCCGGTGCCTGCAATCTTGACGGCGGTGCTGGCGATGGCGTACTGCGCTGAAGTGATCACTTGTCGTCTCCGAGCGGTTCGGTGGGTTGGGGCAGGGCCGCGATTTCTTCGGCGGTCAGTTCGCGGGTGATGGTTTCCCCGGTCGCCGCGTCGTGGAATGTGCCGATGATGGGGTCAGACATTGCTACGCCTTCCTGTAGCCGTACACGGTCAGCGAACCCGTAATAGTGCCGCTGTTCGGAATGATGCTAAACCCATCGTAGGCAACGGCCTGAGCGTGCATCCCGGTAAGGCTGTAGCGAGCGGCACCAGACGAGTTGTTGACCTCAATGGTCATGGTGGTTCGGTTTGCCGCTAACGCAGGGTTGTACACAGACAATTCCGTCATGCACGATTCAGCGGCCGTTGTGCCGTACTCGCTGTTGGGCAACCACGACGTTTCTGCGCCGCCGTTGTAGGCAGTCAATCCAGCCGACGCCGAAGTAGTGGTGTACCCGTAACGATAGTAATCAGACCCAGCCGCGTTGGTGCCGCCAACGCGCAAACGCCAGCGCGTAAAACCACCAGCCACCGACCCGTGGTTCTTGATGAGAATCAGGTAGTTGTCGTATGTGCTCGTAAAACAGTTGTCAACGTTGACCTGTGAACTAGTCGTAAACGACGTGGACGTGACGTACACAAGGCCCGCGTTCGCCAAATACGTGTTCGTGTCAGACGTAGTCAACACCTCACCCACGGAAAACGTCTTGATCGCCATACCTAAAATCCTAACCTGTTGTTGTCCAAAGTGCCTAGAGTCGCATTGTCCAGCACCAACCAATTTGTGGTCGCCCCCGGAGCCAAACTCCACGAGCGGCGCATTGAGGTCGGATCCGCTTGCAACTCAGACCCCAACACGTTCGCCGTGTACGTATTTGAGCGCAACAACACGGTGGTGACGTCTGCTGGGAGCGTCGGGTTGACTTGGGCCTCCATGACCACCGCAACGCGTTCCGGGCCTGCCGTCTGCCCCGACAGCACCGTGTCCACATACTGCGCCAACTGCGCCGCCTGCGCTGTCGTCTGATCGTAGGTCTGCAACACGTAGGTTCGAGACCCGGAACCCGCCGTCTGCTCCGCCAGCCCCGCAGGCTGCACAATGACCTTTTGTGCGTAGTTGTCCGCCAGCGCCGCAAAGTCAAGCGACTCGTACCGCCAGTCTGTATTGACAAGTGCTGTACTGGAGCCGTCATTGAACCGCCCTGCTGCGGTCAGGACGCTTCTACCAATGAAGTTCACCCACGGTTCAAACCCGGGCCCGAGAGTGAATCCGAACTCAACTCGGGCCTGTTCGGTGATTGCAATCTGTCTAAACACTTCTAGCGCGTTGACGTTTGTAAGGTTTTGTGCCGAAACGGTGGATTTGCTTGTGTCCGTCATTGAACCGAAAAACGTGACTCCCGCAGCGTTTGCAACATCCAGCGCAGCCGATCGAGTGGTAGCACCCGCCGACCACGAAATGTCAATAGTGGCGCGACCCAAGAATGCGCCAGCATCTTCAAGGCTGATAGTCCAGCGATCTTCGTCAGCATCTTTGCCGTAGTAAATCTGAACGTTCGCAACGAAGCCCGACGGGGCGCCGCCCGTTGGTGAACTAGTGCCCACGATAAGGTCATTAACTTTGATGGTTGGTAACGCGGACGGATTGAAGCCGTTTAGTTGTGCTGTGCTGACAATGACAGGGTCCAACAAGTTTTGTCTGCCGCCTCGTGAAGAAAAACTCGACACGCCTGAAAGCACCGTGCTTGTGCCAGAGGGCAGGCTGTAGTGCGTGAACGTGTACGTGTAAAACGCCACTACGCCACCCGAACATCCGGGGGCAGCGCCCCGTTCTGACGCGAATACCGCACCAACGCGTCCACCACCGCCCGCGGATCCGCCGAGGTGACCGTCACCTGAATGTTGCTGCCCATCTGCCCCATCTTCGACAGGGGCACCACAGCCTCCGGGCCTGCCTCACCAATCAGGGCCAGCGTCGGGCTCGTGACGATGCCGCCCTGCGCCATGGCGGGAATTGCCAGCCCTGCGCCGCGCCCGCTCGTGGCTTCCTCGCCCATGCGCCCAATGCTGATGGGGTCAATGGTCGGGATGTCCTTGCCGGGCTTGATGAGGTTCAGGCCCCGGATGATGATGTTGGTGGCCTTGATCCATGCGTTGGCGACAAACTCGAAATAGGACGCCACGCCGTTGACCACGGCTTTGACGATGTTTCGGAACGTCTCGAACTTCTTGTAGGCGGCGACGACGCCCACCACGAGCAGGGCAATGCCTGCCGCGATGGCGGTGAACGGGTTGAGCGCCATGGCGAGGTTGACGGCGGTGATGGCGACCGCCACGGCGCCGATGGCTGCCGCGATGCCCAAGAACAGGTTCGGGTTGTCCTGCGCCCATTGCGCGAACTTTTGCAGGACCGGGAGCGCCTTTTCAATGATGGGCAACAGGGCCGCCCCGATGGATTCCTTGGTTTCGGCGAGGCTGACACTAAGGCGCTTGAACCCGCCCTCAGCGGTGTTCGCTGCGGTGGTTGCGGCCCCGCTGAACGTGGACTCCAGCGAGTAGAACACCTCGTCCAGCGTGGCGCCGCCCTTGATCATTTCCCGCAGGCTCGGGTCCAGTTTGCCGAGCGCCGTCAGGTTCCCGCCGTACGCCTTCGACAGCGCGTTAGTGACAGCCTCCAACGGCTTCCCGGTGGCGGCGCTGATGTCCATCGCCAAACTGGCAGCCTTTTGGGCTTCCTCAAGGTCATAGGTGACGCGGGACAGGCTGGCAATAGCCGGACGCAACTCGTCATCCGTGACGCCAAGCAGACGCCCCTGTGTGCTGATCCAATCCTCGGTAGCGGCAATCTGTGCGTCCGTGGCACCCGCCGAAAACTCCAGTTGGCGGGCAAGTTCGGCCTGCGCTTTGGCGTCCTCCATGGCCCCTTTGGTGGCGTCCCCGAGGATGACCGCCAGCCCGCCGAGCGCTGCCGCTGCCGGGACCGCCGCCTTCTTGATGGCGAACTGTGCCTTCTTGCCTGCCCCCTCCAACTGCTTGAACTCTTGGACAGCCTTCGAGACGCCCTTGCCGTCAAACTCGGAAATGATCGGAATCTGAATAGCCATTAGGACAACTCCCTGTTGACGGTCTCAATCGCCTGCATGGCGGCCTGCGACATTTCGCGCTCAATGCTGGACCGCTTGCGGTAAACGGCAGGCCCGATGATGCGGGTGCGCCCCGGCTTCAACTCGCCAAGGCTGTTGCCGAGGTTGTTGGCCTTCTTACGGCCCGCCGACTCGAACACCGCTGCCGCCCGGTCCGTCTGCTGGATCACAATCACCGCCACAGCGTTTCGGGCCGCGTCCAGTTTCAACTTGACACCCTTAGCGGCCTTTACCGGGTCATACGGGAAAATCTTCTTGCCGTCCTGTGTCCACTTGTAGCCCATGCCTGACAGCGGGAGCCCCACATAGCCGCGCTGTGCCTCCTCAATGGCTGGCTGCGCAATCCGGGTGGCGTCCTGCTGGAACTGCTTCCGCAGGCCCGGCTCCACCTTGTTGAGCGAACGAATAGCATCCTTGACCCCCACGATTTCTATGTTGGCGGATGCGGTCATTTCGGCTTGTTCTGCTCTTTCAGGATCTTGAGTACCGTGGCAAGGTCTGATTCCTCAAACGGTATTTGTGGGGGCCAGTACCCGGTCGCCGCCAGCACTAGGGCTAGTGCGTATCGGTAGGTGCCCCGTCCGTAGGGTTTTCGGGTTCATCCCCCACGATTTCAATGTGCTGCATCTTGCGGATGTAGTCATCGAAGATGGCGGGGACGGTGACATTGTGGACCCGGCAGGCCTCGTAGGCCATGAACGCCAAGTCCTCAATGCCGACGCCTCCGGTGGCGAGGTCCGAGGCCTTGCGCTTGAACTTGCGCTCCCACGCGACCAGCACGTACAGGTTGGTGTCAACCTCGTAGGTGTCGCCGTCTGTCGGTGTGACTCGGATTCTCATTGGGGGTGCCCCTTTCGGTTCAGGTGGTTACGGGGTGACGTCCCGGACCCACGTGCCGCCTTCCCACGAAATCTGGAAGGTCTGCATCTCGGTTGCATTGTAGGCGTACGGGACCACGGAAAGCATCGTGTTGCTGATGGTGATCTTCGGGTTGTCTGCGCCCTCTGCGGAGTTGGCCTTCTTGAACTCGATGGTGGTGGTGCCTGCGCCGACAATGCCGGCGAGAATGCCTTCAACCTCGGTTGCGCCGTACGAGGCGAACAGGGTCGCGCTCCCGGACACGGACTGGAGGCCCTTTGCCATCTTGCGCCCGGTGTCGCCGAACGCCGTGATGTCGAGGGACTCGAAGCCGAGTTCGCACGAGAAATCCGTGCACTGATCCGCAAAGTCGGTTCCGCCGATGGTGAGGACTGCGGGACCGCCGAAGAATGTGGTGGTTGCCATGTTTGGTTCCTTTTAGTTGCGCCGTACTGCTACGGCAATGGTGAGGTCATAGGTCGGGATTTCCTGCCCGCCGTAGGTGGCGTAGCCGGGGCTCCCGGACAGCACTCCGATGTCGGAGGCCATGATGGTGTCCACTTGGGTTATGAGCCAGTCTGTGGCGTCCTGATTGCCGGGGGGTGCCGCAAGGATGCGGGCCCGTACCCGGATGTCCCCGACGTTGTAGGTGAACGAGTCCAGCGTGGGCAGTTCGAGCAGGACGGTCAGCGGGCGCGCGTTGCGGGGGTCTGTGACCACCTTGTAGCCCAGCCCGGCGAGGTCTGTGCTGATTGCCGTGATGGCGTCAGCAAGAATGCCTGTGGCGGGCATTTAGGCCACCTGTGCGCGTCCGCACCCGAGCAGTTGCATAATCCGCCCGAGGGTGGTCGGAATCGGGATGGAACCCATGCCGTCGAACGAGGCGAACGAGTCAACGCTGCCACGCTCCCTGTAAAGGGTCGCGGCATACATTACGGCTGCAAGTTTGATGTCTGCTGACGGGGCCGTGTTGTAGGGGTCCGTATAACCCGCCTCTTTGCGTTTTCTTGCACAGAACACGTTGCTGGCTGCAACGCAAGTGGTGATAAACGCGCTGTCGTTGGCGGTCGCGGAACTGATGCCAAGCCATGCGGTGACGTCAGCGTCCGTGATCCACGTAACGGTCGGCGTGTATGTCAGCGTCCCGTTCAACTCGTAGTACGCGGTGTCATTGGTTTGACCGGACACCTCGTACAGCACCTGATTCGGCTTGGCCTCGTCGTAGTTGAACTGCAGGTAGCCGTCCTCGTCCTTGCCCGTGTAGGCGTACGGTTCGAGTGACAGGATGCTGAACGCGCCGTTGAACTTCGCGCCAGCACCTGCCACCGTGACCGTGTCGCCGAGGCGGACATCGTCGAGGGACGTGAGGGTCTGAACGGCGCTGACGCCGTCCAAGTGTGTGCCGTGTGTGACCGTGTAGACAGCCATGACCGTTCAGACCCTCCGTGCCGTCAGACTCAGACGAACGCGGCCTTGCGGAACTTCGCCGACTCGATCATCAGCGTGGCGAGGTAGCCACGGAAGGCGATCGTCCTGCTGAGGGAGCCGTCATTTGCCTCCGCAGAAATTGCGCCCTTGCTCTGCTCGAAGATCTCGTAGCCGTCCGGGACGCCCACGATGACCGTGTCGTTCGCGAAGTTGGCGTCCACCACGACGGTGAGACCGAAGGCCGAGGCCTGCGTTCCTGCCGGGTTCATGGCGCCGAACGCGTTCATCGGGCCGACCTGCGGGAACAGCGGGCGGTCTGCGGTGTCCGTGAGGAGACCGAGGGCGCGCCACATGTTTGCCGAGAGGAACAGGTGCGAGGGGAGGTACTTGGTTGCCGTGAGGATGGACTCGGCGGCGGTGTACATCCAGCGGGCCCACTCTGCGGGGTCGGTGATGCTGGCGACGGTGAAGTTGGTGGTGGTGGATGCCCCGGTGACGAGGTTGTCCGCCGCGACGTTGTCCGTCTCCTGTGCGTAGGCGCGGGCCATGTCGTCGAGGATCAGAGACACGATCTCGGGCTGCGACCAGTCCATGACCTCTTCGGACACCTTGACGTACCCGCCGTAGACACCCTTGGTGACCTGATTCTCGGAGACCACGAAGGTGCCCTGATCGAGGGGCTGGTTCTCGCCGTTGCTTGCCCCGATGGTCACGTGAGTCGTGACCTCAGGCCTGATGAAAACGCGGCCCGCCTGGGGCATCGCCTTGGTGCCGATGGCGTCGATAACCGGGCGGATCCCTCGAAGCGAATTATACACGGGCTGCACGATCGGCTTCGGGAGCACGCCGGGGGCATCATTGGTGACGACGTCCGGGGCGGCAGCCGCGAGACGCTGGCTGAACTCCTGCCACTCGGAGCCGCCCACGAGGAACTTGGAGATGTACTCGGCGGCGGACGGCATCACGAACTCGCGCTTGGCGGCTGCGTAGATGGGGGCGGTGGGGACGACAGCCGGAGCCTCGGCCTCCACGTGGGGGGTGTTTTCGTTCACGTTTTCCTCCTCGGAAACGGGGTTGGGGGTTTCGTCATCCTCCGGCTGGGAGGCTGCGATTTCTGTGATAACCGCATCCTTGAATGCGGGCTGGGCCACAAGGCTGATTTCCACGAGGTCGGCCTTGGAGACGACCATGGTGCCTTGCTTGTCGAACTTCCACTTGAGCGGGACTGCGCCGACGCTGACGCTGTCGTAGGCGCCTGCCTTGACGAGTTCCACGGCGTCGTCGGCTGCGCGGGTCTTGGCGAACTTGGCGGTGAACAGCAGGCCCTCGTCTGCCTCGACGAGTTCGGTGACCACGCCGCGCAACTGCGTCATGTCGTGCCCCTCCAGCAGTTTGGGGGCCTTGCCGTTGACGTCAAACGCCCCGCGCTTGAACGCGACACGCTCACCGCCCGAGACGGTGGCGGGGGTGTCCCACGGGACTGCCACCCCGGTGATGCTGCGCGGCGACTCTTCGCCTTCGGCTGCGTCAAGGGTGACGGGGGATGCGATGAACTGGATCATGCGGGTGAGTCCTCAAGGTCGGGGGTGGACGGGGAATCGGGGGTCATGTCGTTCTCGCCGAGGTAGTCCTCAACGTCGAACTCCACGTAGCGGCCCCGCGGGAGCATTGTCATGCTGAGCGTCTGCTCGATGCAGTCAATAAACGGCTTTGCGCCGAACAGGTACAAGTCCTGCCGGGCTTGCTGAGCGTTCTGATACGTCATCGAGGCGCCCTTGGTGGGGGCGGACACCATGTAGGCGGGGATGTTGCACAGACGGGCGAGGTCCAACGCTTGATCGGAGCGCAACTGGGCGACAACCTGCCCCGGGTCATTGTCGTACTCGACAAACTTGACGTGGCGCTCTAGTGCGCCGATGGCGCGCTTGCGGCGCCCGGCCTGCCACGCCCCGGACAGGTCCGACAAATCCTCGGCTGAGTGCTCCTCACCCGAGACAATCTGAAGATACCCGGGGGGTGTCTCAAGTTCTGCGTAGCGGTCGGCGGCCTGATCGAGGTGCAGCGCGATGTTGATAGCCCGCGCCCCCGAGTAGATGATGCCCATGATCGGGGAGATGAACTGCACCACGTTGTTCGGGTCAATTTCCAGCCCGTTAAACTCCACCTCGTCGGCGGGACCGAAAAACTGTGGGCCTTGCATGTTGGGGGTTTGCACGTTGGCGGCGGGGATCCACGAGAGGGACGCGGGGAGCCCGGTGGAGTAGCGGGTGGTTACGTAGGCAAAGGCCCGCCCGTAAAAGAACAGGTCCGAAAAGATGTTTGCCATGAAGAACGTGCGGGTGTTCTTCGGGTCGGGCTGTTCCATCCACGGCTCCAGCGGAAGGTAGACCTCGTCGTAGCCGTCGCCGTTCCATTGCTTGGAGTAGTGCTTGAGTTCGAGGCTGCCGATCATGGCGGCGAGCAGGTCGCGGCTGCGTCCGATGGTCGGGTTGGTGAGCGCGTTCAGTTCGGGGGTGCCGACCGAGTAGGTCAGGTAGTTGTTGACGCCGCCGATGCCGATGGCGGCCTTGAACGTGTCGTCCGGCGCGGCCTGCAACTCTACCTTGCGCGAAAAGATACCCATCCGCAAAGTAATGTAACGAAGGGGTGTTGCATTTGCAACAAGTTTTTATCCGAACCCGATGGCTGCCTTGCCTCGGTTGCCAGGCCGTGACACAAGCGCCGCGCCGATCACGAGACAACGGGCGCACTCGATGGGCCCGGGCGACCGCTGAGACGAGAGGACGGGCTGACCGTTCTGCCCCTTGACAAGCACCGCCCGGTTCACGTGCTCCGCCAGCATCTCCCCCCCGTCATGCAGCACCTTGCCCTCCATGATGAGCGACCGCACGAGCCCCGTGTACTTGACCAACTCGCCGTAGCCCCACACCTCGGTCCGCTCGCGGTATTTGTCCGGGGTGTGGATCTCCAGCCCCGGGGTGATCGCAAGCCGTAGTTGCGGGTCGCCCTCTAGGCAACCCTCGATGCTGGCCCACATCTCGGCATTTGACTCGGTGGTGAACCTGACCGAGCCGACCACCTCCCCCGCGTCGTTCAGCCGGGCCCACACCCCCACGTACTTCGAGTCATCCAGCGCCGAGTCCACCACAAGCCACGACGCCCCCACGCCCGCCGTGTTTTCGGTGACCGCCTTGGCCCACCTGCCGGGGGGCATCCACGAGGCCGCCGCCGCTACCCACAGGTTGCAATGCGCCCGCAGGAACTCGCCCCTGTCGGGGGCTGCCGCCGCCGACCGCAACCCCTTGACGCTGATTGTGCGCCCGAGCGCCGGGTTGGCGTACCCCCACCACGTTTCGTCCAGCGGGTCAACCCCGGTAGGCAGGGACCACTCCGCCATGAAGAGATCCCCGGGTGTCCCCGAGTCAATCAAGCCGAGCGCCTGCTCCCGCAACTTGAGAAACGCCTTGGAGGACTCATCCCCCGCCGTCGAGGTCAGGTACATGAGCGGGGACGGGACCGCGATCTGTGACGGGCGAAGAGCCCCGAAGATGGTGGCCTCGGACAGCGCCCACAACTCGTCCCCGATGATGATGTCCCACGTCCCGCCGTGCTTTTTCCCGGTCGCCGCCACCACCTTGTACAGGCTCCCATCCTTGAACCGCACCTCGTTCCGCCCGTACGCGTACACGGCCTTGCACAAGTCGGCCTCCTCCCACAGCCGTATTTGGTCCTCCAGTTCGCGCCACACCTCAGTCGCCAAGTTCAACTCGTGAGCCGTAGACATGATCCGCACCGAACGGCCCCACACCTTCGGCAACTCGGTCAACGCCCACCCCACAAGCGCCGCCAGCATCGAGGTCTTGCCGTTCTGCCGGGCACAAGACACCAACGCGGTGCTGTGCCGAAACGTCAGCGTCTCATCCACCGCCAAGGCCCCTTCAAGAGCCAGCAACTGCCACGGGAACAGTTCCCGACCAAGCACCCGGGCCGACCACTCCCCCACCCGGCCCCCGAAAGACTCGCTGGGTACACACGGCGTCACCAACCTCGGACGGTCCGAACCAACCCCAACGCCCAACGCCTCAATGCAGGACGAGTCATGGCGGTCTTGGACGTTTCCGCCAGATAACAGGAAAGA